CCAATTCTTGCTTCATCTCATCATCCATAGGATCATACGCATTCATACCATTCTGCAACCCACCATAATCTTCATCAGCTTCAAACTTCATTTTAAGCTTCTTAGGAATTACTGTAGATCTGCTAACAAATTGTTTGATTTTATATTTTGCCTGTCTCACTGCCATTTTACGAATAATTTGTTCGTTAGATTTAGCATTCATCTTCCCACTTGCAGCAATAGTGTAACTATTCTGGCTCAACGTCTCTTGAATGTCATCGTGGATATTTTGTATCAACTTATCGACATTTGATGGCTTCAAGGATTTTACTACGTCCGGAGTTCCAAAACCCAGATCAAGTAATACACTTGAAGGCACCAAACCCGCATCAATTGATATCGCAACATCTTCACCATAATTAACATCACCCAAAGACGGAAAGTCAGGATTAACAATATTACTAGGACATCTGTAGGAATACTTTGCAATAAATTCTGGAAAAGTAAGTGCATTAAAATCTATCATCCAATATCTAGGTGGTAGACCTTTAGATGGTACCCACCTATCAGGAGATTGATCTTCATTCACCATTTTCAAAAATGTTCTAACCCCTTCATTCATATACTCATTTGACACTTCGAACTGATCTACTTGCTTTTCTAATTGTGCTAAAATAGAATATTGTTCGCAAATAAAATCATAAAAAGCGGCATCATACCACGCTCCAGCAAAGGTTATACCTAATAACCTCTGCATTCTAAACCTATTATTAAGATCGTGTCCACCAGGACATATGAGAGATCCAGCAAATTTATCGACTTCAACAGGTACATACACTGGTCTGACTCCTAAACTTGTTTTGAAATATTCAATTCTATTCGACAAGAAAGGCACCGCAAAACCTCTTTCCGCTACTTCCGCAAAACTACCATACATAATGCCCAACTCTCTCAATTCATTCATATCTTTGAAACCATTTTCAAAATTCTTGATTTGAAAACCAAGATTTTTATTAATCGTTTCTACAATAGAGTTCATACAAAAGAGAATTTGATCATCGGTAGTAGGTTTGAGTCTATCGAAAATTTGTTCACAAATGTCTTGTTGTTCCGCTGAACTAATAATATTCCTAATAGTTGTTAAGGGAATTCCACTAACCATTGAATCTTTCTTCGATACAATAAAGCTACCTCCGACATGGACTTTATGATTGTACGTAAATATTGTTAACAAAAGTAATAACTTCTTGTACAAACTGGTCATGTCAGGGATTTTGCTATTAATATAACCAAGAAATCTCCACCCATTTTGTCGTGCTGTTCTCATATCCATTGCCACTGTATCTGGACCCAGCACCAGGAATCTACCATCGGGGAATTTAAACACCCAAATTTGATCATCACCAAATGAGATCCCTTTAAATTGAAAACCCGGCTGCTCCACTATTGCCTGCAGCCATTGCAAGAAGAAACTCGCACCTCCATGAAACTGACTTGTCTTATACGCTGAACAACTATCTCCATATTGCACATAATTCACTAAATACGATTCGATTGGATGAGCCACCATTTTACCGATAAGACGAAAGGGTAGAGCCATTGCACCATATGGCCTGACTTTAGTTTTAAAATCAGACCTGGCCATAACTTCCTCCTTTCTTTTAAGAACAAAAGTATTCAACTCAGGATACTCATTGAATAGTTTAGTAACATCTCCTATCATACCGGTGACACTATCATTGTCATCACATATTTTGATTATTTTATTTGCAACCGCCATAGCATGCACCAATATCGGAACTTCCTCGCTCGGATATTTTGCACCTTTGTCACGATAATTGACAGATAATTTTGTAGTTCCACTAACTTTTGGAGCTGGTAAATTGGTTCCCGAAATTTCCATTAAATAAGGAAAACCAGCATCAGCTAAATAATTTAACTTCTCCAAACACGGTGAATTTTCAGTTATATTAGTCTCATAAACATACTTTTGCAATCCATCACCAAAGAAAACTCGAGATAACACACCTGGAAAGAACGTACTAGACAACTTAGGATTCGGCACCATTAATTGTTTCAACATACGAGTTGTAACACCCTCTCGTGTACCATTTGACCGATACACATTAGAGGCATATTGCAAATACTTCATACTAAAACCTTTATACTTTGCCGCTCCCAAGTAACCAAATAACATTTTATCTGGTGGACACCTGATCTCCGGTTGTGTCCATTTAAAACCACCCCCTCCAAAGGGCAACACAATTGCTGGCTCTGGAAACAATCTCTTTGATTTCGCCACAAGTTTACCATCAACATTAACTGCTTCTAATAATCTTGAGTTCATATCCAAAGGAGAAATATCAACTCCAGCACTCTTCAAATCAAACACAGGATACTGCATGCTTTTAACAACTTCTTTAACTCTTTCTTCTTTACTTGTCCCCACCCCCTCTTTGCTCGCAATCTTTGCACGTGCTTCATTAATTATTTCAATAGCGGACTTTGTCGCAGCGGATGAAACATAACCAGAAGACATTAGCAATTAAAGTTTTGAGTTTAGAAGACGTACTCATTGTACTACAACACATATAACTGAGGAATATATGTGAGGCCTCAAAAGGTAATGGTCGGGGCGGAAGCTATTTCCAACCGATATAGCGCGGCTTCCGCGAACCCCAAAGTTCGCTATTCAAAGTCTAATCACTTCTCAGACTTTGCTAAACTAATGTAATCTGACTCCTGCACAACAGACGACATCGAATGATAATCCTTTAACTCTTGTAACATATCGAGAGCTTTTCGTAACTCACCTAAACGGTTCTCCACTGCATCAAGTCTATTAGCGGACTCTTCGATCTCAATTTGTCGCAAATCTCTAGCACGTCTACGAGGGTTAGTAAAACCAGTTGGCAACGCGGTTATATAAATGTCAAAATAGTCAGCGATAGTAGTACTTCCACTCGTCGGAACAGGAAAGACCCAAAAGGCAGTCGTATTACTAGGAGTGAAAGATATAATTGCAGACACAGAATAACTAGATGGATAAGCGCTAATTGCAGAGGCAGTACCACCACCACAAGATTGTGCATTAGCAGAATTTGTTGATTGATTCAAAGCAATAGTACCACCATTGCCACTCGTTACTTGTGGAGCCACTGGGTTACTAGATGACACACCAGCTGGACCATACATATTAATCCACACCAAATACTGACCAGGAATGACAGCATTAGATGCGGTTAATTGTATCTGTCCAGTAGTAGGACTACCAGAAGACGGGGACACAACGAAAGGAGTAGCAGTAGGTGGAAACATGCTAACATTGACGGGAGGGGTGAACACAGCATTAGTGTTTGTAGTTCTAAAATGTTGAGTGAATGACAAAATACTACCAGGAGCTGAAGCAATCTGAGGTTTTCGTAAAACAACATCATAGGAAACATACAACTTACCAATAACAGGTGCTCCAGAAGTTACTGGAATACCACTAGTGGCGACTTGAAAATTTCCAAGATAAGAAAAACGAGCATCATCAGGTACTTGAGCTATAGATGAATACGGTTGCACATACATTTTTGTAAGAACTGATTTGTTACGAGCACACTCGATAGCATGAAATTGATTCTTGTAAGGCGGATCTGTTGTAGAAAACTGAGTGATTTCATCTCACGTAAGTTTCCATAATTCGCATCATAAACATCATAATCAGTGGCCATCGTCACAGAACCGACGGCAGGAGAGTTACCAGAGAACGCCACAGAAGAAGTAGTTTCAAACTTCATAATGAGACCTCTGAATTCAAACTCTTCGAAATTAGCAGCTATAGGTGCCAGAAAGGGAAATAATGCTGCATTTCCAGGGTTTATTAAGAAATTTGTATTACTAAATGCACTCCCGGTTACGGCTATATCTGCCACATACTCTGTCAACTGGAACTCCATCTCTCCAGGTTTTGAACCAAAGTTCACTTTATTAGGTATTGTACTACAACCAAGCAAGGAATTAGATTGTAGAGTATAATCTCCAAAACCTAACCATCTCGCTAAACTAGAAGCAGCGTTCCCCAAATACTCTCCAAGTCCAGGCATTAAGTGTTCACCAAGAACACTAGCTCCACCTCTAACCATATTATTGACAATTCCTGTTGAAGGAGTATCATCAACGAAAGAGTTAGCGACGTTGCCCAGTACATCCATTATACTGTAATCGCCATGACCTTTGATACCAGTTCGCGGATTATTCGACGCAAGTTTCAATAAACGCTTACCGCGTTTGACAGCCGCCAAAGACACAGGGGCTTTACTAGCTGATCCCATAAGACTTACC